TCTACCGGCTGCTGTGAGACCTCCCTTACGGCTCTTGTGCTTGCCGATCTTAAGGGAGACGTTTCTTTTTCTTACTTTCTTTCGAGCCATTATACTCCTTTAAGTAAATCATCTAAAGGTCCGACTTCATCAGGATCATAACCATAACCCTCGTCAGTAAAACCCATGTCTCTTTCAAAATCTCTTCGAGCTGCCTCTTGATAAATAGTTAACTCGTTGTTTTTCTTTTTCTTTTTCTTAGCTATCATCATAGGTGAGTTACCCTGAGATAGATCCCAAGTACTTTCTCCAGAATTTTTTATAAACCTTTTAAAGTGGTTCATCTGTGCATCACGTATTGATGGAGTTATTATATGAGGTATCAAACCTCCCTCTTCATCTCGTATACCCATATCAAATGGAGTAAACATTTTTGGAGTCAGATTAGCTAACTTATCATCCCTTGATGGGATGGGAGATTTATAAGGCTCGTAAGGACTATTAGGTTTATCAGGTTTTTTGTAAGGAGGAAGCTCGCCGGGAGGGTGTGCTGCCGTGAGATCCCCCTTAACGGGAGGGATCTGGCTATTAATCAGATCCAGATTGTTTTGTCTAATCTGACCTAATTTATCTATCACGTCAGAATAAGTCATTACTTTTTCTTCTTGAGAATTTTCTTTTGTACTGCTGTAGGTAGCTTAGATAAACCTTTGCTCATCTTCTTCTTTGGTCTACCTTTTTTTGAACCATAAGTTCCGGGTCCCATTGGCATAATTTTTCTCCTAAAAGTTTACGTTTGGTGATCGTGTAAGTTTTTCCATTACATCTTGACGATATGCTGGATCGTTTTCGTAACGTGGGTCGCCCATAGCTTCGATAACTTCTGCTTGGCTACGGAACTGATTGTTACTTTGTTTTGGTGCTTTGCCTTGTACGACATTGCCATCATATCCTACTGCATCATTGTATGCGTAGGCTAGTGATCTGACTGCAAAGAATGCAGCTAGTGGATCTCCTTTCTGCATGACTTGATCGAACATGCTAACCTCTTGTTCATTCAGAGATTTCTGTGCCCAATCTACCATGTTAGTATAGTTTTCATCTCCACCAACTATACCTTTGAGTTGTGTGATCTCAGATTCAGAGAAGTCACGGCTCTCAGGTGGGTCAGCTTGATTAGCTTGTCTGTAGTCTAAGTACATATTAGCTAGCTCAGTAGCTGGCATTTGACTTAGCTCTTCAGTAAGTTCTTTACTAAACTCTTGACCTGATGTAGCTTCTTCCCAGACTCTATCTAAGATAGTCTGTTCTACTTCAGTCTCAGGTTCAGCTTCTGTTTCAGCTTGTGGTTCTGCCTTGGTGTTAAGCTTTTGTTGTAGCTCAAGATAACCTTTCTCTAACTCTTCAGCACTCTTGTACTTACCAGCTAGTAGTTGTTCTTGAGCTTCTTCCATCTTCTCACCAACGGCTAGGGAGTCTTGCTCTTCAGCTGAGAGATTGTCAATACTTGTTGTCTCAACCTTAGACTCCATTGTTAGTGTGTTTCCTTCCATTTATTCTTCTGGTGGTGGTGTGTCTTGTCCCTCTAATATCTGAGGGTTTTTACTTGGGTCCATCATAGGTGAGTTCATCAGAGCTGGTGTGCCTTCTATGGCTGTCTGTTCAGCTTGTTGTGCTGCCGCCTGTTGTTCTTCCTGTTGTCTTTCTTCTGCTGTCTTAACTAAGTTAAGTACATCTATACCCTGAGCTGCTGCCAATCTCTTGACTACTTCTTCTGGATTGATGTATGTAGTTATAGCTTCTGGTCCCATTGTTGTAGCTATAGTCTGTAAGAAAGCACCTAATGCTTGGACATCTTGTCCTCTGCCTAGACTATTTATACCAGCGACAATGATAGGCTTAACCATACCCTTGGGTATACGTGGTATCTCTCCTGTCTTCTGGAATATACTAAGCTTTCTATTTAAATATGGTACTAAGAACTCAACCGTGAGCAATCCGAATAGGCCGCCGAGCTGTTGCTCTAGTTCCATCTGTGTCATACGTACCTCTTCAGCTGTTGTACGTTCTGACTGCCGAACTGACAGTATCAGGAACGCTTCGTTCAACCGCTTCTCAAGAGTCTGCATATGCTGCAACGCCGTGGCGAAGTCAGCTGTCTTACCTACCTGTACGACACCAATGTCATCAGGTCTGCCCTGTACGATAGCTCCATTACCAGCTGCTGCTAGTGTCTGTGGCTTGGTAGTACTAGATGGTGATACAGTAAATACAACCTTAGCGGCTGCTGCACTACCTTCTACTATAGCTTGAGACAACGCTTCGAGAGACTTGAGATCTCCGATGAACTGTCCAACTCTACCTCTACCATAAGCTTCTCCATCTACTGTATTGAAACGTAGTGGTAGCCATGGTGTACTATCTACTGGTGACTTACCTTGTGACCCCGGTAGTCGTTTGTCGTGTACTTCTTGATACCAGACAAATCTGTTGTTGTCTCGCTTGACGTGAGTAAACACATCACATTCTTCTTCATCTGGATCTTCCTCTGAGAGACGCTCGTACATCTTGTTTGGTGCGATGTCTTCATAGTTTGGAATTAGATCCTTATTGATTCTTTCTTTTGTGACAATTTCAATCACCTGTCCGTTACCATCTCGTTCTATTACGAAGCGATTCAGAGGATATAATTTCAGTCCGTCTTTACCCATAAAGATAAGTGCATTACCACCTACAACGAGATGTTGTAATGCTTGGTGTATTACTACACGATCATCTGATGCAGCTATCGCATCAAGGATGGTGCGTTCTATCTTTGCAAAGGATAAGTCTAGTTCTGATTTTACTTGCGGATCAAACTCCTGTCCTAACTGGGATTCATCTAGCTGTAGCTTAAAGAAGCTAGTCTGTGGAGGTACGAGAGATAGTGATAGCTTTGATGCTAACGCTACAACTCCTTTAGCCCCCACGGATTGCCATGGTGTCTTCAGTTGTTTCATACCCTTGTGGTAGTCTTCGTGACCACGCACAAGGTATGGTAGTGTAAGTTTGGTTGCGTCTTCTGCTTCGGTCAAAAACTGGGAACGATCACTGGATAAATTATCATACCTAGATTTTGCTGTCATGATTAAGCTGTTCTTGTAAATGCTCTACGGAACGCACCTCTACGTGGTCCCTGTCTACGCCCAAAGAATCTAAACATAGGATTAAATCCTCCTACTGTCATTGGGTTGTATGCTTGTCGATACGCTTCTTGCTGTATCTGCATTAGTCTATTATTATCTAAGCCTGTCTGCTGATAGGTAGGTCCGGCTGCTGCTGGTGAAACTTCCTCTGGTAATAGAATCTCTTCTGGTGTAAGTGGTGCGGCTGCAAATCTAGCACCTCCTCCGCCACCTCCACGACCTGTAAGATCAGGAGCTCTACCAACTGAGTCAGCCAACTCCTTATCATTTTGTAATCTAAAATTGACACCGGGAATTGTATTTAATATAGTCTTGCCAGCATTCATTGGGCTACCAAATCTGCTAACTTCTAGACCTCGTGCATAAGCATCGCCGCTAGCTACTGGTCCAGACCCAGAGGTTGCATTATCAAATAAATTCTTACGACCTGTTAGTGTGTTGTTATATGCGTCAGCTCTTGCTTCGGATGTATCTCCAAACCTCATGCCAAACTCATTAATGTTTCTAGCGTAGTCATCACCTCGACCGAATCTATCTACGGTTGGTCCAAAGTTAAAGCTCTCTCGTGAACGATCTGATGTGTCTGGATTACTTCCTGAGAAGATAGCTCTCGATGTATTAGCATTAGGATTGTAGTCACCGCCTTCTCTGATTGATCCTAAGCCACCATAGTTTACTCCGCCAACATCTGTGTTGATACCTAAACTTTGAGCAAAGGCGTCTGAGCCTGTAGCACTTTCAAATCGTGTTGACTTAGGTGTACCAATGCCTGCTAGGTTATTAGCTGCTACTAGAGTGCCGGGGTCAGTATTTGTAGATGATAGTTCGTTAATCATTCTCTGAGTTTCAGAGTTTCTATTTAGAATACTATCTAGCAATCCAGGATTTTTTACCTCTGGTCTCACACCTTCTCGTGCTGCTTCACCTTCTTTTAAAGCATCTTGTGTTTGAAAGATGTTAAAAGGATTAATCTTACCCTGTGCTAATAAAGTATCACCACCACCTGTCTTAGGTGGGCTAATTTTTAAAGATTGTGCATACTTAGCTCCGTCTGCTACTGGTCCAACGCCTGATGTCTTCTTAGTAGGTTGGTTCTTTGCTGAGTTCACAGCTTTGGCATAAGCCTTGCCACTTGACACAGGACCTACTCCAGATGTTTTCTTAGAAGCAGATGATGTTGTTGTCTTACCTTTAGCAGCTTGTGATGCTGTGTGTTTAGCCTTAGCCTTAGCCTTGTTAGATGCTTTGTTAGCGGCAGCAGCTTTTGCTGTACCACCGTACTTAGCTTTGTTGGCTACCGCCATCTTCTGAGCTTTAGTCTTAGTCTTCTTCTTACTTTTTTTTCTTCCTCCACCCATTTGTTTACTCCATTGGTACGGGTTTACTTATGACAGAATATGATTCATTCCAGTCACGTTTTGTTGTCATTTTTTTAGCCAAGCCTTTACGACAGTTAGATGATATATAATGACAGCCATTATCTGATGCTATCTCTAGCAGTGACTGTTCAAATAACTCTACCCAATCGTCAAAACCATAGCCAGTTTGAGTAGCCCAAGCATGTACATACAGCTCTTTCTTTTGAGGGTGTACAATCTCTTCAGCTACTAATACTCCAGCCAAGTCCCCTTGTTCGTCGATGCCTGCTAGCAACCAGAGCTGGTCGTTCATAAGATCTTCCAGCATATCTGATGCCATCCGTTCACCGAGACTATGATCTAGGGCTTTGTCTATTAAAGGTTTGATGAGATGCCAGACTCGTGGTAGTTGCCACGTCTGTATGTTTTCAATTCTCATCCTTACTGACTCGTTTGTTATACCACTCGACCACTGAGCGTTGCCCGGCTAAGTACATGACTTCGCCGATGCTTTGCTTAGGATGTGGATTAACGGGTGGGAAATTCTCTTCAAGTTCTACTTGTATAGAACTAATGGTTGGTCCGATGATGGACTCAAGCATATTGTGGGAGGTTGGTGTTTGCATGTTCAAAGAATGCTGGCATGCGAGCTGCTTTTGTGTCAGAA